ATGGACTATTTCCTGCGGCAGATAACGGTGCTCAGCGCGCCGTTCGATGGCGACGTCCTGCTGGCCGCGACCTTCCTGGCCATCTGCCAGGGCAGTGTGAAGCATCTGAACGAGCCGGCGCTGCCCAGCCCGCTGGCCATCGATGGGGTTTTCCCGGACGGCATGCGGCGGGCGGTGACCATCGCCTCGGTGGCCCGCACCCTGGGCCTGCCGCGCGAGACGGCCCGGCGCTATGTGCATCGGCTGATCGCCAGCGGCCATTGCCGCCCGGTCGGCGTGCGGGGGGTGATGGTGCCGTCGGAGGTGTTGCGCTCGGAACCGATCAACAAGCTGGCCCGCGACCATGTCGAGGCGCTGAGCGACCTGTTCGAGGGCTTCGAGCGGAGCCGGGGGCTGCTGGCCCTGGCCTAGGTCCGGCGCGACTGCCGAGGTCAGTCCGGGTCGAGGGCGAAGAGCAGTTCGGGGGCCAGCGGGCGTCCGGATCCGGCGTCAAACCCGCAGGCCCATGAACGGCAGGGCCCAGAGCAGTTCGACATCCTCGATCGGCTTGAAGCGGGTGTTGATGCTCTCCAGGGTCCACAGGCCGGGGGCGGCGCCGCGGCGCAGGATCTTGACCACCTTTCGGCCGTCGGCGAGGCGGGCCATGACCTCCTGGCCGACCAGCGGGCTGGGGTCGTCGTAGCGGCGGCCGAAGATCAGGCGCTCGCCGTGGCGGAAACGGGGCATCATGCTCTCGCCGTCGACGGTCAGGACGATGCCGTCCTCGGGGACCATGGGGTCCAGCCAGTCGTGGGCGGCGCCCATCTCGTAGTCGTCGTCGAACACCGCCTCGGCCCCGGCCGCCACCTTGCCCAGCACCGGCAGGCCGGCGCGCCTGGCCTTCATCGCCCCCTTGCCGGCGTACAGCCACTCGGCCCGCACCCCGAAGGCGCGGGCGTAATCCTCGGCCTTGCGGAAGGAGAAGCTGGCGTTGCCGTTCTCGTTGGAGGCGTAGGTGTTGAGGTTCCAGCCATGGGCGCGGGCGGCCTCGGCGGCCGAGCCCAGGCCCTTGGCCCGGCGGGCGCGACGCAGGCGTTCTGCGCCCGCGGCATGGGGAGAGGAGAGGTCGGCGGGCGGGCTCATGTAGGAAACCTACGTTAATTCCTGTATCTTGTCTACAGATGGGGGTTGAGCTTGTGCTGTATTTTTTGTACAGTGCTCTCATGCCCGATACAGAACCCCATCGGAGCCACCGCGACGTCATTGCGCTCGCCGGTGGACCCTCACGGCTGGCCCGGACGCTGAAATGCCCCGCCGGCCGCGCCCATCAATGGAAGCGGTCGGACTCGATTCCGCCGCGCTACTGGGCGGCCATCGTGCTGCGCGGCTACGCCAGCCTCGAGGACCTGGCCGGGGCGGCGGCGGCGCGGAGCCGCGCCTCTCCCGGCTGATCGCCGAGCCTCTCCCTTTCTCCTCCAGTCCAAGAGTGACCGACATGCAGATCGCTGCCGCTTCCGGCGCGGCGGGGTGTTCCCGCGCGCCTGTTTCCGACATCCCCCGCCGGGCGCGGGCCGAATGGCCGCGCGAGCGGTTGGACCAGCTTCGCCGCCTGTTCGACGCCGGCCTGTCGCACCTGTTGATCGCCGGCCGCATGGGCGTGGCCAAGGGCGTGATCAGCGGCAAGATCGCCAGGCTGGGCTGGCGGCGCGGCGAGACGACCGAGGCGGCGACGCCGATGCGCGGGCCGCCGCCGCTGGTTCTGGAACCGGCGCGGATGCGGCGGCTGGAGGACCTGGGCGAAGACGAGTGCCTGTGGCCGGTGGGCGAGGACGCCCGTGGCGTACAGCTGTTCTGCGGCTGCAGGCGGGGCGGCGCGCGCGGGGTCTACTGCGAGGGGCACCGGGCGCGCTCGGTGCGTCGGCCGCGGGCCTGGGAGCGACAGGCGATGCAGCCGCGTCCGGTGGAGCGGCGCGAGGGCATGGGCTGGGACCGGTTCAGGGGCGCCGAGGCGCCGGTGCGCGAGGAATGGTGAGCGGGACGGCGGGCGACCCGCCGCCGAACGAGCCGCTGCCGCTCAGGGGCGCCAAGGCGGCGCGGCGCAGCTTGGCCAGCTTCTGCCGCCTGATCGAGGTGCCCGGGGTCGGCGGGCGGGTCAGGCTGGCGGCGCACCACAGGCTGTGGCTGGAGAAGCTGGAGGCGCTGGAGCAGGGGCAGATCCGGCGGCTGATGGGGTTCATGCCGCCAGGGTCGGCCAAGTCGACCTATGCGGTCGATGTCTTCACGCCCTGGTTCCTGGGGCGGAGGGCGAACCGGTCGGTGCTGTGCGTGACCTACGCCACCAGCCTGGCCGGTCGGCGGGGACGCAAGGCGCGGTCGGTGGCGCGGCAGCCGGTGTTCAGGCAGATCTTCGATGCGGGGCCGGACAGGGGGCGAGCCAGCGCGGTGGACTGGGCGCTCGACAACGGCAGCGACTGGATGGGAGCCGGCATGCTGGCGGGGATCACCGGCAACCGGGCCGATCTGATCGTCATCGACGACCCGGTGAAGGGGAGAGCCGAGGCCGACAGCGCCCTGATCCGCCGGCGCACGCGGGAGGAGTTCGACGACACCGTCCGCACGCGGCTGAAGGCCGGCGGGCGGATCGTGCTGATCCAGACCCGCTGGCATGAGGACGATCTGGCCGGGAGCCTGCTGCCGGCCGACTACGACGGGCGCTCCGGCCCGGTGCTGTGCCGCGACGGCGAGGTCTGGGAGGTGGTCAACATCCCGGCCCAGGCCGAGCGGGCCGACGATCCGCTGGGGCGCGCCGTCGGCGACTACCTGTGGCCGGAATACTGGAGCGAAGACCACTGGGGACAGTTCAAGCTGAACCCGCGCACCTGGACCGCCCTCTACCAGCAGCGGCCGAAGCCGGATGAAGGCGGGTACTTCCAGCGGTCCTGCTTCCGCCGGTTTGCCGAGGGCGAGCAGCCCCGGGCGCTGCGCTACTACGGCTCCAGCGACTATGCGGTCAGCGAGGGGCGGGGGGACTATACGCGGTTGACGGTGTGGGGCGTCGATGCGCAGCTGAACCTGTGGCGGGTGGCCAGCTGGGGCGGGCGGACAACGGCGGATCAATGGATCCAGCAGCAGTGCGACCTGGTCGCCGAGTTCCGGCCGCTGGGCGGCATCCGCAAATGGTTCGGCGAGGCCGGGGTGATCCAGCGGGCGGTGGAGCCGATGTTGAAGGCAGCGCTGCGGGAGCGGCGGCTGGCCTGCCAGCTGGAGTGGCTGGCATCCTCGCAGGACAAGCCGACCCGGGCGCGGTCGGCGCAGTCGCTGGTGCGCGAGGGCCGGGTGTGGGTGCGCGACGACGGCGACGGCGACTGCTTCATCGAGGAGTGCGTGGCCTTCCCGGCCGGGCGGCATGACGACGAGGTCGACTGCCTGTCGCTGATCGGCCGGGTGATCGACCGGCTGAGCCGGCCGGTGAGCGGGCCGGTCGCGGAGTTCGCCGAGGCAGGCCGGGTGTTTGAGGACTGAGAGGTGACATCACGTAAACATCGTGTTACATAAACGGGCATTTATGGAATAGGATGTTTACATGCCTACGCCTCATCAACCCCCGTTCGCCGTCCGCCGCAGCCTGAAGAAACTCGGCATGGACATCAAGGACGCCCGACTTCGCCGCGCCTTGCCGGCCGGCGTGGTGGCGGCGCGCGCCTTTACCAGCCGGCCCACCCTGCAACGGGTCGAGGCCGGGGACCCGGGCGTAGGCATCGGCATCTATGCTGGGGTGTTGCAGGCCCTGGGCTTGCTCGACGGCCTCAGCGAACTGGCCGATCCGGCCCGGGATGAGACGGGACTGCGGCTCGCGGCCAACGCCCTGCCGCAGCGCGCCCGGCTGCCGCGCCGTCCGCGGGCCGCGCCGTGACGGACATCGAGGTCTTCGTCGACCTGAGGGGGGCGCCGACACGGGTCGGAACCCTGCGCCGCCAGCCCGGGCGAGGCCAGGAGGTCATCACCTTCGAGTATCACGACGATTGGCTGGCCCACCCGGGGCGGTTTTCGCTGGAGCCGGCCCTTACCCTCACCCGGGGCGCATTCCCTCCGGCCAATGGCGCGCCGCTGTTCGGGTCCATCGGCGACTCGGCGCCCGATACCTGGGGCCGCCGCCTGATGCAGCGGGCCGAGCGCAAGGCGGCCGAACGGGAGGGGCGTCGGCCTCGAACGCTGCAGGATGCCGACTATCTGCTCGGGGTGTCGGATATCTCGCGGCTGGGCGCCCTGCGGTTTTGCGAGGCGGGGGGCGAGGTCTTCCTCAGCCAGCGCGGGCAGGGCGTCCCTGGAACAGTGGATCTGGGCCGGCTGCTGCAGGTCACCGAGCGCATCGACCGCGACGAGGAGAGCGAGGAGGATCTGCAGCTGATCTTCGCCCCCGGCTCCTCGCTGGGCGGTGCGCGGCCCAAGGCCTCGGTGATCGACCAGAACGGCCGGCTCTCGATCGCCAAGTTTCCCAAGGCCAGCGACGACTACAGTCTCGAACTGTGGGAAGCCGTGGCGCTGGACCTCGCCGAGCGGTCGGGCATCCGGACGTCGAGCCACGACCTGGTCCAGGCCGGCGGCAAGGCCATCCTGCTGTCGCACCGGTTCGACCGGGACGGAGCCTCGCGGATACCCTTTCTTTCGGCCCTGTCCATGCTGGGGCTGCGGGACGGGGAACAGGCCAGCTATCCCGAACTGGTCGATGTGCTGACCCAGGTGGGGGCGGCGGCCGACGCCGACGCCCGCGAGATGTACCGGCGGATGGTCTTCAATGTCCTGATCTCCAATGTCGACGACCACCTGCGCAACCACGGCTTCCTGTGGAGCGGCTCCACGGGTTGGCGGCTCTCGCCCGTCTACGACCTCAATCCGACGCCGACGGACGTGAAGGCCCGTATCCTGACGACGGGCATCAGCCCGGACGAGTTCACCTGCGACCTGCCGCTGGTCCTGGAGGTGGCGGGCTACTTCGACCTGTCCGATGGCGAGGCGAAGGTCATCGTCCGGGAGGTGGGCAAGGTCACGGCGACATGGCGGGCTGCGGCGGCGGCGCGGGGGGCGCGGCCCGCCGAGGTCCGACGCATGGAAAGCGCCTTCGAGCATGACGACCTGGACCGGGCGCTGGCTCTGTAGCGCGTCCAAACTGAACGATGGTGGCGCGCCATGTTGCCTGATTACACGACCGTAACTTACTTACATCGGATTTATTCTCTGACATCGACGTCATGAAGCAAGCTTAACAAGCATTTTCCATCCTCGTTCAGTATACCTCTGATCACAGCAGCGCAGGGACGCGCCGCCCAACACAAACAGAGGGACTACTTCAAATGACCGTTCGCCTTTCCAACCTGGCCAGCCTGATCCTGGCCGCCCTGCCCGTGATCGCCATCGTCGGCGTCGCCCAGATGGAAGCCGCCGCGCGGGCCTTCGGCGCCTGATGCGCCGCGGCGCTCTGCTCCACCGGATCTGATCTCCTCTCCCAAGCCAGGATCCGGTGGAGCCACGCGCTCCACGCCGAAGACGAGACAAAGGCGCCCATCGTGGGCGCCTTTTTCGTTTCAGGCAGCCTTGGTCTCGCGGGAATCGGGCGCGCTCCAGCGGTCGAGGCAGGCCAGCAGGGCGGCGGTGTTGATCGGCTTGCCCAGGTGGTCGTCGACGCCGGCCTCGAGGCAGCGCTGGATCTGATCGGACAGAACGTTGGCGGTCATGGCGATGATCGGCGGCTGGGAGATCGGCAGGCGGCGGATGGCGCGGGTGGCGGTGAGGCCGTCCATGACCGGCATCTGCACATCCATCAGCACCAGGTCGAAGGCGCCGGCCTGCACGGCGGCGAGGCCCTGCTGGCCATCGTGGGCCTGCGTGATCTCGACATCGAAGGGGGCGAGCAGGGCGGCGACGAGTTCGCGGTTGACCGGATTGTCCTCGACCAGCAGCAGGCGCAGCGGACGCTCGAGGCCGTCGGGGGCGGCAGGCGCCTCGAGGGCCGGCGCGAGTTCTGCGGTGGGCAGGTCGAGCTCGAACCAGAAGGTGGCGCCTTCGCCCGGGCGGCTGTGGGCGCCGATGCGGCCGTCCATGCCCTCGACGATACGGCGGGCGATGGCCAGGCCCAGGCCTGTGCCGCCGTACTGGCGCGAGATGGTGGCGTCGGCCTGGGTGAAGCGTTCGAAGAGGGCGTCGATCTTGTCGGTGGCGACGCCCGGGCCGGTGTCGACGACCTCGACGCGCAGGCGCTCGTTCTTCTTGATCGGATGGCGGGTCAGGCGGACGTGGACGCCGCCGCGGTCGGTGAACTTCACGGCGTTGGACAGGAAGTTGAGCAGCACCTGGGCCAGGCGCGGACCGTCGCCGAGCAGACCCCCAGCGGCATCGGAGGCGTCCAGGGTCAGGCGCAGGCCCTTGGCGGCGGCCTGTTGCTCGACGAGACCGAGGACGGAGGCGGCCATGGCGGCCGGATCGAAGGGCTGGCGGTCGAACTGCAGGCCGCCGGCCTCGAGCTTGCTGTAGTCGAGCACGCTGTTGACGATGCCCAGAAGGGTGTCGCTGGCCTCGCGGATCAGGCCGACCTGGCGGGCCTGGTCGGGGGCCAGGTCGACGGAGCGGCCCAGCACCTCGGAGAAGCCGATGATGGCGGTCAGCGGGGTGCGCAGCTCGTGGGTCATGTTGGCCAGGAAGTCGGCCTTGGCGGCGGCGGCGCTCTCGGCATTGCGGGCGGCGGCCAGGAGATCGGCCTCCAGGGTCTTGCGCCGGGTGATGTCGCGCGAGGTCATCACCAGCTCGCCGTCGCCGAAGGGGGAGAGGCTGCTCTCGACCCAGATCTCGTGGCCGTCGGCGTGGACGATGCGGTAGTCGACGGCTTGGGGACTGGCGGTCTGGCGGGCCAGGGTGATGGCGGCGATCAGCCGGGGCATGTCCTCGGGCCGGATGTTGTCGCGGGCCTTGCCGATGATCTCCTCGGGCTCCCAGCCGAACACCCGCTTGGCCGAGGGGGAGATGTAGGTCATGCCGCCCTCGGCGGCGTGGCGCGAGATGACGTCGGTGACGTTGTCGGCAAGGATGCGGTAGCCGGCCTCGCTGGCCGCGAGGCGCCCCTGCGCGTCCAGGAAGCTGCGGCGCGAGGCCATCATCTGCTTGAAGCCGGCGGCCCCGAAGCCGACGGCGATGGCCAGGATCAGCCAGATGGGCCCCATGGCGGCGCCTGGGACCGGAACGGCGAACGCGACGATCAGCATGCCCAGCGCCGGCAGGCCGCTGGTGACCAGGGAGCCGACCGGTGACTGGAAGGAGAAGGCCTGGCCGTAGCCGATCAGGCTGAGCCAGACGGTGACCGCGCAGATGGCGCCGGCCGTCGTGCCGTTGGCCCAGAGCAAGGCGCCGACGAGGAACCAGATGGCGGCCAGGGCGATGAGGTTGGCGAAATGGTTGGCGCGCTGGGCCAGGCTGGTGGCGGCGCCGGTCCCGCGGGCCTTGAACTGCGGCCAGGTGGCGAACCAGCTCCAGCCCTCCAGGGCCAGGGTGGCGGCGGTCCAGGCGGCGGCGAGAGGCCAGGCGACGACCAGGCCCAGGATGGCCCCGACGCCGAGCGTGACCAGGATGCGCAGCGGCAGCGCCTGGCAGCTGTGGACGGCCAGTTCGTCCAGGCCTTCGTCGAGAATCTGCATTCCACCCCAAAGCCCCAGAACGCGGGACCCCCAGAATTTTGACGATGATGCAGGTTCGAGACTGAGATTGTCTTAAGGACGCCGACCGGCGTTATGCGGACGGTTGGAAGACCCTTGCGGGGACCGGACGTGGGATAATGGTTCCACCGCTTCGATAAGGAGAGAGCATGCAACCGGACATGAAGTCGCCGCGGCCAACCCCGCCGCCGCCGACCATCAACGACGCCCGCAAGCGGGCCGAGGAAAGCGACCGCCTGCGCCTGCGCCAGGGCCGCGCCGCCACCTTCCTGTCGAACGCCCTGGGCCGCAGCGAGGGCGGGGTGGCGACCAAGGTGCTGATGGGCTGAGGTCGTTCAGAGCAGCCAGCGGCCCCAGTCGCCGGTGACGTCGCCGTTGATCTTCATCTGGTAGTCGGCCTTGCCGTCGCCGGTGATGTCGAGCCGCAGGAGGGTGACCCCGGCCGCGAAGCTGAGGGTCATCTCTCCGGCGTGTTTGGTGAAGGTGGCGCCGACATATCTGAAGGCGTCGTTGGCGCCGCCGGGAATGGCGTCGATGGTGTTGAGGGTGATGCGGTCGCCCTCCGCGGTCGAGAAGTCGAGGATATGGTCGAGTTCCACGGTCGGCTGGCCGAAGTTTTCGGCCCTGACCGAAAAGGAGTCGGCGCCGGCCCCGCCGTAGAGCCGGTCGCTGCCCCGGCCGCCCACGATGAGGTCGTCCCCGTCGCCGCCGTCCAGGGTGTCGGCGCCGTCTTTGCCACTGAGGGTGTTGGGGGCGATATTGCCCTTGATGTTGTTGGCGAGCTCGTTGCCGCTCCCGAGGATGTTTTCCACGCCCATCAGTTCAAGGGCCTCGACGTTGGCGTCCAGGGTCCAGCTGCGCAGCGACCGGACGATGTCGTAGCCGGCGTCGGCGGTCTCGATGACGGCGTCGTGGTCGCTGAATTCGGAGTAGTTGATCGGGGCGATGATGTAGACGTCGTTGCCCAGACCGCCGTACAGCATATCGAACGTGGCGCCGCCATCCAGATAGTCGTTGCCGTCGCCGCCGGTGAGGATGTCGGCGCCGTCGCCGCCTTCGAGCCGGTCGTTGCCGAGGCCGCCGAGCAGCGTGTCGGCGCCGGCGCCGCCGAACAGCTTGTCGCCATCGGCGTCGCCGTCGAGGTTGTCGGCGCCGTCCTCGCCGTACATGAGGTCGCCGCCGGAACCGCCCGTCAGGGTGTCGAGGCCATCGCCGCCATAGAGGCGGTCGGAAAGATCGCCGCCGTCGAGCAGGTCGTCGCCGGCCAGGCCGCTGAGCACGTCGTTGCCGCCGCCGCCGCTGAGCTGGTCGCCATGGGTGAAGCCGACATAGGTGTCGCCGCCGGCCGTGCCGGCCCGGACCACAGTCCTGAGCTGACCCAGGACAACGTAGGCCATGCCGGTGAAGGAGGAGCCGGTCTGGCCGGCCCCGCGGGCGCCGATGATGACGTCGTCGAACCCGTCGCCGTTGATGTCGCCGGCCGAGGAGACCCCGCCGCCGGCATAGGCGGTGAGTCCCGCGCCTTCGAGGCGGAAGCCGTTCAGCCCGTCGAGGCTGGAGACGTTGATCGTCGCCGAGAAGCCGTCGGCCTTGCCGTAGATGACGTAGGCCGCGCCGGAGTTGCTGCCGTTGGGATCGGCCTTCTCGGCCCCGACGATGATGTCGTCGTAGCCGTCGCCGTCGATGTCGCCGGCCCCGGCGACGGACCGGCCCAGTTCGTCGCTGACCACGCCGCCGATGATGGCGAAGCCGTCGGTCCCGTTGAGGCCGGGCATATAGTAGCTGCCACCGAAGCCGCCGGCGTGTCCGAAGAAGACATAGGCCGCGCCGACGTTGGAGCTGTGGGCGTCCTTGAACCGGGCGCCGACGATGACGTCGTCGTAGCCGTCGCCGTTGACGTCGCCGGCGCTGTCGACGGCCCAGCCGCTGTAGTCGTAGGCGGCGCCGCCATCGAGGCGGAAGCCGTTGGAGCCGTCGATGTCCGACAGGTAGAGAACCGGGCCGACGCCGCCGGCCTGGCCCAGGACGACGTAGGTGGAGCCTGAGTATCTGCCGTGCGGCGACGCGCCGGCGCCGACGATAAGATCGTCCAGGCCATCGCCGTTGACGTCGCCGCCGGCGCTGACCGCGACGCCGGCCATCTCGAAGTTGGGGCCCTCGACGCGGAAGCCGTCGGTTCCATCCAGGTCGGCCAGGTTGATGCTGGCGTCGAAGCCGCCGGCCTTGCCGTAGACGACGTAGGCGGCGCCGCCGAAGGCGCGGTTGGGGGCGCCGATGATGATCTCGTCATAGCCGTCGCCGTTGAAGTCGCCGGCCGAGGAGACACTGAAGCCGACGAAGGCGAGGGACTGGCTTTCGACCAGGCGGAAACCGTCGATCCCGTCGAGGTTCGACAGCGTCATGCTGGCGGCGAACCCCCCGGCCTTGCCGAAGATCACATAGGCGCCGCCGGAATTGTTGTTCCCGAGGTCCGCGCCATTGGCGCCGATGATCAGGTCGTCATAGCCGTCGCCGTTGATATCTCCGGGCCGGCCGGCGAACCCGGCATGGTCTCCGGCCGCCGCGCCATCGAGGCGGAAGCCATTGGTCCCGTCGAGGGCGGCGAGGCTGAGGTTGGTGAAGCCGCCCGCCTTGCCGAAGACGATGTAGGCCGTGCCCGCGTCCGTGCGGCCGCCCGGATCGGCCATGGCCGCCGTGACGAGGACGTCGTCGTAGCCGTCGCCGTTGATGTCGCCGGCCGAGGCGACCTTGGCGCCGGTGGCGTCGCCGAACGCTCCGCCCGTGAGGATGAAGCCGAGGGTCCCATTGAGGCTGGACAGGGCAAGGGTAGGGGACGGCATGGCGGACCTCTGGAACAGGACAGCGCTCGCGCACGGTCGGCGAGCGTGAAAGGTCGCGTTACAGAACACAGAGGAAATCGGCCCGGCAGTGTGCAAATTTGACACCCCGGGTCTTGCCGCGAGCCGTCTTTTCCCTGTTGCCCCGCCGATGTGGGATAATAGTCCTGCCGCTTCGATAAGCGGCCCCAGACATCAGACAGCAGGAATGACGTGCGGCGGAGCCATCTCCGCCGCCTTGCGGACCCGCGCCCGGAGACCCTGAATGACCGACAGTCGCGCCGAAGAGGTGTTGCGCCGCCAGGCCCGCATGGAAGCCGAGCGGGCCCCGCTGGACGGGGTCTGCCAGGAGGTGGCCGAGCGGGTGCTGACCCGGCAGCGGGACTTCACGGGCCGGCAGAGCGGTGCGGCGGCCTGGCGGTCCGAGAAGGTGTTCGACAGCACCGCGCCACTGGCGCTCGACAAGTTCGCGGCGGCCATCGAGAGCATGTTGACGCCGCGGACCAGCCGCTGGCACGAGCTGGCCCTCCGCGACTGGCGCGACGAGCGCGGGCGGGCGGCGAACCTGCCCGAAAGCGTGCGGGTCTGGCTGGGGCAGGTCAACGAGACGCTGTTCTCGGCCCGCTATGCGGCCGGCGCCAACTTCGCGGCCCAGGCGCATGAGACCTATGTCGGCCTGGGCGCCTTCGGCAACGGCACGCTGTTCGTCGACGAGGCGCCCCAAGACAGTGTGGGAAGCGGCGGGCTGCGCTATCGCTCGATCCCCTTCGCCGAGACCTGGTTCGCCGAGAACTTCCAGGGCCAGGTCGACACGGTGCACCGCAAGTTCGAACTGACCGCCCGCCAGTGGCTGCAGAAGTTCGGCGAGGAGACGCCCGACAGCATCCGGCGCGCCGCGGAGACCGAATCGCACCGCAAGTTCGAGCTGGTCCACTGCGTCGGCCCGCGAGAGGACGCCGATTGGTCGCGCAAGGACTGGCGGGGAATGGCCTTCGCCAGCTGGTACGTCAGTTTCGAGGGGCGCAAGCTGCTCAAGGAACAGGGCTATCGGACCATGCGCTATGCCGTGGCCCGCTACGTGACGGCGCCGCGCGAGGTCTACGGGCGCGGGCCGGCGATGACGGTGCTGGCCGACATCAAGACGGTCAACGAGCAGCAGAAGACCCTGCTGCGCACCGGCCAGCTGATCGCCGAGCCGCCGCTGCTGCTGTCGGACGAGGGCGGGCTGACGGCTTTCAAGCTGCAGCCGCGGGCGATCAACCGCGGGGCCCTGTCGGCGGATGGCGCCGAGCTGGTGCGGCCGCTGTCGGTAGGGGCGAACATGCCGATCACGCTCGAGATGATCAGTCAGACGCGGGAGTCGATCAACCAGGCCTTCCTGGTCACCCTGTTCCAGATTCTGGTCGAGACGCCGCAGATGACGGCGACCGAGGCCATGCTGCGGGCCCAGGAGAAGGGGGCGCTGCTGGCGCCGGTGATGGGGCGGCTGCAGTCGGAACTGCTGGGACCGCTGGTCCAGGCCGAGCTCGACATCCTGGCCGGGGCGGGCGTGCTGCCGCAGATGCCGTCGGAGCTGGACGGGTTGGAGCATGTGGTCACGGACATCGACTACACCTCGCCCCTGGCCCGGGCCCAGAAGAGCGACGAGGGGGTGGCGATCCTGCGGCTGCTGGAGGACGCCGCGGCGGTCGGGCAGTTCGACCCCTCGGCGGTGAAGATGATCAAGGGACCCGAGACCCTGCGGCGGCTGGCCGAAATCCGCGGGGCGCCGGCCGGGCTGCTGCGCAGCGCCGAGGACATGGACGCCTTGGCGCAGCAGGACGAGGCGATGGCCAGGCTGCAGTCCATGCTCGGCGCGGCCGGCCAGGCGGCGGGGGTCGCCAAGGACGCCGCGGCGGCCGGGCTGCTGGAGGGCCAGTGATGGATCTGCTGCACCCCCTGCTGCGCCGCAAGCGCGCCTATCAGGCCCTGTTCGGCGACGGCTCGGTGGGGGAGGCGCGGGCCGTGCTGGCCGATCTGAAACGCTTCTGCATGGTTCCCGAGGCGCCGGTGGCGCGCAGCCCCGACGGGGCCGTGGACCCGCTGGCCTCGATGCGGCTGGTCGGCCGCCAGGAGGTGTTCAACCGCATCCGCGCCATGGTCGCTATCGACGACCGGGCCCTGTTCAACCTGAAGGAAGAGGCCATCGATGAGTGAATCGGGGATGAGTGAATTGGGGATGAGTGAGCAAGGGATGAGCGACCAAACGCCGTCGATCGACGGGTTGATGGACGATGCTCCGGACGCGGAGGTTTCCGCCGGCGCGCCCTCCTTCCTGGATCATTTCACCGACGAGGCGACGCGCGGCTACATGGAGCGCAAGGGCTTCAAGGATGTGCAGGCGCTGGGCGCCAGCTTCGCCTCGCTGGAGCGGATGATGTCGTCCGGGCGCGTGCCGCTGCCGAGCGGCGAGGATGACGCCGATGGCTATGCGCGGGCCTTCACCGCGCTGGGGCGGCCCGAGACGGCGGCGGAGTACGGGTTCGGCGAACTGGCCGGGGCCGATCCGGAGTTCAGCGATCGGGCGGCCGAATGGCTGTTCGAGGCCGGGGTCGGCAAGGCGCGGGCCGGGGCGCTGGCCGAGAAGTGGAACACCTATGTCGGCGAGCGCGAGGCGGCGGCTCAGGCAGCCTTCGAGGCCCAGAGCCAGGCCGACTGGATCGACCTGCAGCGCGAATGGGGCCCGAGGTTCGCCCAGAACACCGAGACCTTCCGCCGCGGGGCGCTGACCTTCGGCCTGTCGCGCCAGGAGATGGCCAGCATCGAGGCGGGCCTGGGCACGCGGCGCACGGTCGAGCTGTTCGCCCGGATCGGCGAGGGCCTGGCCGAGGATCGCTTCATCGAGGGCGAGGGTCGCTCTGGCTTCGGCATGAGCCGAGAGCAGGCCGAGAGCCGCATCGCCTCCCTGCGTCGCGACCAGGCCTGGCAGGCGCGGTGGATGGCCGGCGGCGCCGACGAGAAGGCGGAGTGGTCGCGGCTGACGAGGATCGCGGGCGGGGAAGGCTAGAGGCTCATTTGCCCTTCAGGGTGGCGGCGACGATGGAGGCGTTGTGGGCGCGGAAGGCGGCGCGGACGAGGTTTTCCCAGGCCGGCAGGTCGACGATCACCGCGTCGCCACGCGCCACGCTTTCGCCCATCACCGACAAGGGAGCGACGTCGGCCGCGCCGGCCTCGTCGCGGGCGAAGGGGGTGTCGACGCCGTAGTCGGCTTCCGGACGGATGAAGAAGGCGAAGACGTTGTTCTTGCCGAAGGCCTTGGCGAAGATGGTGCCCGAGGCGACGCCGCGAATGCCGAAGACGGCCGATCCGCCGGCGCTGGCGGTGTTCTTGCGGAAGCCGGTCTGGGCGGCGGCGGACATGTTGGCGAAGTCGATCACCAGGTTGGGGATCACGGCCAGGGAGCCGTTCGGCTGACCTTTGACGAGGCGGTTGTTGAACGGCGTCATGCCCATGAAGTTGGCGCCGTTCGCGGCCAGCTCGCTTTTGTAGGGGGCGAGCAACGGGGCGTTGGTGGCGCCGACGGAGATGTAGCTCTGGCGCAGGCTCTTGTTGAGCGTGATGCCGCCCTTGGCCTCGACGACATAGCGGTTGCCGGGCTGCAGGGGGATGGTGTTGGCGGCGATCATCGCCTGGGCCGTCTCGTCGGAGGCGACGGGCAGGCCGGCGGCGACGAACTGGGCCCGCAGGTCGGCGTGGGCTTCGTCGGCCAGCTTGCGCATCGTGGCCTCGTCGACCCCGGCCAGCACCTTGGTGTTCCGGGCCCGGGCCCCGCCGCCGACGGCGGTGGCCTGGTTCGAGGTGATGAAGGTCAGCTGGTAGGTCGGCAGGATGATGGCGTTGGAGCCCTTGAAGTAGTTCTTGTCATAGCTCGCCATCTTGATCGGGAAGGTCTGGGCGACGGCGGCGCCGATGCCGACGGACAGGGTCGCGGCGATGGCGGCGACCAGGGCAAGCTTCTTCATGGGTTACTCCTGACGGGATGCCTCAAGGCGAGGGCGTCGTCGTGAGTAGGCAGACCGGCGAGGGGCGTCGTCCCCAAAATCAGGGGCCTTTCAGCGCCGGGAAAAAGCGCTGTTGCCCGCTTCAAGCGCTATAATAGGTGAGCCGCTTCGATAAGAAGCGCTCCCCCAACATCTCCCGCCCAAGCGGGACGCGGACCCGCAGGCGATGCGGACAAGCCGATCGGTTCACTCTCAAAACCCATCGGAGACATCGCGTCCATGACGGACTTTTCCACCCAATATCGTATCGAATTCGCCAAGACGGCGAGCCTGCTCCTGCAACAGCGCGGGTCGAAGCTGCGCAACCATGTGATGGTCGGCAGCCACAAGGGCGAGGGCGCCAGCCCCGTCGACCAGTACGGCGTCACCGAGGCGCGCGAGCGCACCGGCCGCGCCGTGCCCAAGGAGAGCGCCAACACGCCGGTCGACCGGCGCTGGGCCTATCCCCGCTTCTTCGACTGGAGCGACATCGTCGACAACATCGACCTGTTGCAGACCGCCTCGGACCCGCAGAACCCGCTGGTCCAGGCCTGCACCGCCAGCCTCGGCCGGCGCATCGACGACGAGATCATCCGCGCCTTCTTCGCCGATGCGCGCACCGGCAAGCAAGGTGGGACGACGACCTCCTTCCCGGCCGGCCAGCAGGTGGCGCACGGCGGCGTCGGCCTGACCTTCGAGAAGCTGCGGGCCGCCAAGAAGATCCTGATGGCCAATGAGGTCGACCTGGCCAACGACCCCATCATCTGTGTGGTCAACTCGGTGCAGCACGACGCCCTGCTCGGCGAGATCGAGATCACCAGCTCGGACTTCAACGGCGGCGACCGGCCGGTGCTGAAGGAGGGGATCATCACCCGCTTCCTTGGCATCGAGTTCGTGCACTGCGAGCGGCTGACCCTGTCGGGCGCCAACCGCCGGGTGCCGATCTACGCCAAGAGCGGCATGCACCTGGGCATCTGGTCGGACGTGGCCACCGACATCGGCCCGCGCCGCGACCTGGAGGGCAATCCGATGGAGGTCACCGGCTCGGTGACCATCGGCGCCACCCGCACCGAGGAGAAGAAGGTCGTCGAGGTGCTCTGCGCCGAGAGCTAGCGCGGCGTTTTCGGCGCCAGGACGTGGCTCGCCACGACCGCCGGCGCTGCCCCCTCCACCACGCGCGTATTCGCGCGGTCCCCCTCCCCGCGATCTGCGCGGAGGAGGAACTGCGCGGCGCGATCCCCTGACATTGAGGATGACCCATGGCCACCGCCAACACCAAATCCACCGCCGTTTCCAACCGTGACGCCAGCCCGCGCGTGCCCAGTCCCGCCCATCTGGTGCGGGGGCCGCTGTTCGAGGCGGTCGGGACCGTCGAGATCGCGGCCGCCGACGACAACGGCTCGGTCTATCGCATGGCCCGCCTGCGGTCGTCCGACCGGGTCTCGCAGCTGACCGTCTTCAACGACGTCATCACCGGCGGGAGCGGCTTCGACCTCGGTCTCTACCGCACCGCCGACGATGGCGGCGCGGTGGTGGACGCCGACCTGTTCGCCTCGACGCTCGACTTCACGACGGCCCCGACCGTCCCGGCCGCCGGCTCCGACGTCGTCTTCGAAAGCGCCGCCACCGACATCGCCAAGATCGAGAAGCGGTTGTGGGAGCTGCTTGGTCTCAGCGCCGATCCGCAGGTCGACTACGACATCGCCTTCACCGGCAACGCCGTCGGTTCGGCCGCGGGGACGGTCAGCCTGCGGGTGCGGTTCACCGGCGGCTACTGACCCGGGGAGGAGAGGGCGACCCGGTCGTCCTCTCCTCCAGCCTGCTTTCTCAAACACACGGACGCCCTATGCCCACATCCTCCACCGCGGTCGGTAACGCGGCGCTCGGCAAGCTAGGCCAAGGCGCGGTGCTGTCGTTCGACGATCCCGACGACCGGGCCCGCTGGCTGAAAAGCCGGTTCGCCGATGTGCGGGACCTGTGCCTGCGCGCCAATCGCTGGCACTTCGCCATGGCCCGGGCGCGGCTGAGCGCCGAGGCCTTGGCGCCGGCTTTCGGCTATCAGCGGCAGTTTCCTCTGCCGACGGACTGTCTGCGGCTGGTCGAGGTCGGCGGGGTGGCGGTGACGCCGGGTCTGGCTGACTACCAGGGCGCAAGCCAGCCGGCCTTTGCGCTGGAGGGCGGGCGGATCTTGACCGACGCGGCCGCGCCGCTGGACATCCGCTATGTGCGGCGGGCCGAGGACGTGGCGGCCTGGGATCCGTTGTTCGCCGAGGCGGTGGCCTGCCGCCTGGCCTTCGACCTGGCCGAGAAGCTGACCCAGTCGTCGGGCAAGAAGGAGGCGGCGCTGCGCGACTATCAGCTCAGCGTGCGCGAGGCGGTGCGGGTCAACGCCATCGAGACGGCTCCGGAATCCACGCCCGACGGGGCGTGGGTCCTGGCCAGACTGTGAGGCGGGACGGATGAAAGCCAATCCCGCCATCACCAGCTTCAACGCCGGCCTGCTGTCGCCTCTGCTGGGAGGACGGCCGGACCTCGAGAAATGGCAGTCGGGCCTCAGCCGCTGCGACAACCTCATCCCGCGGGTGCAGGGGGCGCTGCAGCGGGCGGCCGGCAGCCTCTTCGTCGGCGCGGTCAAGGACAGCGCCCAGCGGTGCTGGCTGGTCCCCTTCGTGTTCAGCCAGACCGACGCCTTCGTGCTGGAGTTCGGGCCCGGCTACATCCGCTTCTTCTGGCGACGCGGGCGGCTGGTCGACGAGACGGAGGAGATTGTCGAGATCGAGAGCCCCTACCTGGCGGGCGACCTCACGCGGACGGACGGCCGCTTCGGCGTGCGATGCGAACAGTCGGGCGACGTCGTCTACCTGGCCTGCGCCGGCCATGCGCCTCGCGTGCTGAAGCGAGAGGCCAATCTGACCTGGACGCTGGAGGTCTTCGAGGCCAAGGGCGGGCCCTTCCAGGACGTCAACACCGACGAAGCGGTGACCGTCTCGGCGGCCGGAACCCTGACGGTCGGCGGCACGGTGACCCTGATGGCGAGCGGCGACATCTTCAGGCCAAACCACGTCGGCGGGCTGTTCGAGCTGGAACTGAAGGACGGCGCCGACGTGCGGGCCTGGCAGGTGCGCACGACAACCGACGTCGGCGACCGCCGGCGAGCGGACTATCGCCACTACATCTGCACCCAGGTCGGGCCCGTGGACACCAGCGACAAGCCAGCGATCTGCGGCGAGGAGCTGCCGATCCACACCCGCGGCAAGTACTGGGACGGCACCGGCGAGGAACAGAAGGGCGACGGGGCGGTCGGCTCGATCGGGGTGGAGTGGGAGTATCTGCACAGCGGCTATGGCCATGTGCGCATCACCGGCGTGATCAGCGGGACCGAGGCGACGGCGGTGGTGCTGTCGCGCCTGCCGGATGAGCTGACCACCCAGGCCAGTCATCGCTGGGCGTTCGGCGCCTGGTCGGCCGAGGCGGGTTGGCCGGACAACGTCTGCTTCTTCCGTGAACGGCTGACGTGGTTCCGGGGGCAGCAGGTCTGGCATTCGACGGCCGGCGACTTCGCCAACTTCGAGGCCCGGACGCATGGCGAGGTGCTGCCCGACAGCGCCGTGGTGCTGTCCATCCAGTCGGCCCAGGGCAACCCCATCGAATGGGTGACCCCGACCCGCTCGGTGCTGTTCATCGGGGCCGGTGGCGGCGAGCACAGCCTGAAGGCCCAGACCAGCAGCCAGGCCTATGGGCCCGGCAACACCCAGCAGGATCCGGAGACCGCCTGGGGCGGGGTCGGAGTCGAGCCGGTGCAGGTCGGGGCCGGGGTGGTGTTCGTCGAGAAGCTGGGCCGGCGGTTGCGGCTGCTGGCGCCTGCCCAGGACGGCTATGAGGCGCTGGACCTCAACAAGTACCGTGGCCTGATGGCGCCGGTCGTCGCCATGGCCTGGCAGCAGACGCCGCACGAGAGCGTCTGGTGCGTGACGAAGGATGGGGGGCTGGAGGCGCTGACCCTTCAGCTGGAGGACAAGGTGTTCGCCTGGCGGCGGCACCAGCTGGCCGGGCTGGTCGAGTCTGTGGCGGTGATCCCCTCGCCCGACGGCGGGCGGGACGATGTCTGGCTGATCGTCCGCAGGTATATCGATGGGCAATGGCGGCGCTACGTCGAGGTGATGGCGGCCGAATACGAGAGTGGCGGCGACCAGGCCCTGAGCGTCTATGCCGCCAGCGCCCTGACCTACGAAGGCGCGCCGACCTCGACCCTGTCGGGGCTTGAGCATCTTGAGGGTGCGACGGTGACGGTGAAGGCCAACGGCGCGGCCCATCCCAACCGGGAAGTCATCGATGGGACGATCACCCTGCAGGCGCCGGCCGGCAAGGCGGTGGTGGGCCTGCCGGCGCCCTATGCCGGCCAGCTGATGCCGCTCGAGGCCGGGGCGGCGTCCGGCAGCGCCCAGGGGCGGATCAAGCGGGTGCATGCCCTGACCGTGCGGCTGCTGGACAGCCTGGGCGGTCGGTTCGGCCCGGCCATCGGACGCTGCGATCCCCTGCAGCACCGGCAGGCGGGTGAGCCGATGGACGCGGCGCCGGTGCTGACCAGCGGCGATATCGCGATGACCTTTCCGGGCGGCTACGACGGGGCGGCGACCGTCGCCTTCGAGGGCGACGACGGTTTCCCGTTCACCCTGACCGGGCTCTATCCGGAGCTGGTGACCTATGAGGGGTGAGGTGGCTGCGTTCCGGGCCGCCGACCTCGAGCAGCTGGTCCTGCAGCCGGCCCAGGCGGCCTGGCGGGGACGGATCGACGGGGCGGCGGGCGCGGCGCTGGAGGCGTCGGGCTTGGCCTGGACCCTGCGCGCCGGGGGCCGGGTCGTCGGCTGCGGCGGCGTGATCGATCGCGGCGGCGGGCGAGGCGAGGCCTGGGCCTTGCTGGCGCAGGATGCGGGCGCCGCGATGCTGTCCGCCACCCGCGCCGTGCGCCGCTATTTCGAGACCGCGCCGTTCCGCCGGATCGAGGCGGCGACGGCGGTCGACTTCACCCCGGCGGCGCGCTGGACGCGCCTGCTGGGCTTCGAACGCGAAGGCCGCATGCGGGCCTTCTGCGACAACGGCGGCGACGCCGAACGCTGGGCTTTCATCAAGGAGAAGCAGGCATGGCCTGGGTAGGCGCCGTACTGAATATCGTGAACGCCGTGGCCGGCGTGGCCGGCGGCGTGGCCGATGGGCAGGCCACCGCCGCTCAGCGCGCCTTCAGCGCCCAGGTGGCGCGGGAGAACGCCCGGACCGTCGGCGATCAGTCGGCCATGCGGCAGGAGGCGATGCGCCGGCAGTCGGATCAACTGCTCGGGGCCCAGCGCGCGGCCATCGCCGAAAGCGGGACCGGAGCGGGGGGCTCGAATGGCTTGATCGCTACCCAGGACGCGACGCTGGCAGAATTGGACGCGCTGACCGAGCGGTACGAGGGGCGCCTGAAGATCGCCGAGTACGACAACCAGGCGGCGCTGCTGAGCGCCGAGCAGGTGAGCGGCATGCAGCAGGTGTTCGGCAAACGCGGTCTTGGCCGCCTCTCGATCGCCAACTGGGGCAATCCGGCCAACTGGGGCGCACCCGGATCAAGCGAAGGACGTGGGTGGTAGAATGCCGATCATTCCCCGTTATCAACCGCAGGGCGGCCCGTCGGTCGGCGGACTGAATTATGCCGACTCCTACTCGCCGCCAGACGGGTCGGACTGGAGGATCCTCGCCCAGGCCGCCAAGGCCGCCGGCACGGTGGTCGACGCCGCGGGCGGGATGTTCGGTGGTGGCGACCAGTCGTCGGCGCCTGAACAGGAGCAAGGATCTGGTCGCCGCTCGCACCGGAGCGGTCCGTCCAGGCCACAGGCGACCCGGCGCGCCGGCGACGGCCCATCCGACGACAAGCCGGCGCGCACGGAGCGGACAGGTCTCGGTGGGGCGATCGGCGCGATGTTTTCCGGGATCGGATCGGCCTTCGTCGCGGCCGGCAGCTCCCTGGCCGACGCAACCGCGCTGGACAACCTGAGCAAGGCAGGTGGCGCGGTCGGCCCCGAGGCCGCGTCGAAGGTGATCAGCCAGGCCTATCAGCCGGCCATCGGCGCGGCGCGCACGCCGCAGGAACGTCTGGCGCTGGAAACCAACCGCAACTCGCTGATCGGCTTCTGGACCGAGCTCGACGCCAATCAGCAGGCGGCGCAGGCGGAGGCGGCGCATGAGGCGCTGGTCGACCAGACGCTGCAGGTTGGGCTGGGGACGATTCAGACGGCGCCGACCTATGAGGCGGTCGAGATTCTCGGCGAGCGCCAACTCACGTTCGGCGATGTCACCGTCCGAGATGCCGGGGGCGATCCCGCAGCCTCGCAGGGCCGCCGGCTGGAACAGGCGAGGACGCTGCGCGCGGCCATGGAACGGCGCAAGGCCGAACTGGACCCGGGCCGGTATCTGGCGCTGACGGGGCACGAGGGGCTGTCCGCGGCCTTGGGGCGCACGCAGTATCAGGTGAGCGACGACCAGATCCGGGGCGAGGCCGAGGCCATCGGTCGGCCGGACCTTCTGACGCTGTCGCCTGAGGCGTTCGCGATCCAGGCCCGGGAGGGCGAGACGCCGGTGCTGGCGTTGGAAAGCCGCTACGACCGGGCCCTGCAGCATTTCGGGGGCGACCAGACCCTGGCGCTCGCCGGTCTCCTGGCCGGTTCCGAGACCGTCGACGGCTGGTTGGCCTCGATCGGCGATCCCCGCACCGGTGCGATCAGCTATGCCGATTTCCGCAAGGCCATTCCCGACGCCGAGGTGCGCGACCGCATGGCCGTGGTCGAGACCAGCCTGTTCGGCAGTGTCAGCGGCCTGCTGACGCCGCAGGCGCGGGCCGAGGTGCGGCGGTACGCCCAGGAACGGCTCGACATCGAGGACCAAGACCTTGATCGACAGCTGGTGGCCGACGCCGACAGCGGCAAGGTCGATGCGGCCCAGATCCAGCAGGCGATCGCCGACGAGAGGCTGGACCCCCGGCGGCCGGCCGTCCAGCGGGCCATCGCCGCCGCCGGGCGACGTGAGAAGCGGGAGAGCGAGCGGCGGGACGACGCGGCCCTGATGGCAAGGGTCCGTGGTCCCGAGAAACTGGATCTCGACCTGTCCAATCCGGTTCACCGACGGGCCCTGGATCGAGACTATGCGGCCTTTCGCGCCAGGAACCCCAAGGCGCCGTTCAATCAACTGGTGATGGCCTACGCTGGCGAAATCGGACAGCTGCCAACGGCGGCGAACGACGAGCTGAACCGCATGCTGTTGTCTTCGGATCCCAAGCTGCTGGGCGAGGCGGCCGAGCTATTCATGCGCTTTGAGGAGGCTGACTCGCTCTACCTGAACGGCGTCTCGCGCCAAGCCCGTCTGCGCGGCGGCTATCTACGGGATCGCTGGAAGGGGGGCGAGAGCACCGCTGCCGCCGTGGCGCAACTTCGAGCGCGCGACAGCATGGGCGAGGCGGAGGTCGCGCAGCGCAATCGCTGGTACGAAAAGTCGATGCAGGAGGATCCCCGTCGCGTCGAGCGGGTGCTGCGACAAGAGCTGTTCGCCGACCAGGAGGTGCAGGCTTTCAAATCCCTGCCGGGGACGCTGCGCCAGTACACCCCGTTCCGCGGCGCCCGCTACGGCGCGATCTACGTGCCGCCGGGGATGATGAGCGACCTGAACAACATCGCCCGGTCCCGGTATCGCGACCACCTGGACCCCGACCGCGCCCACCGCGAAGCCTACGACGATGTCCGCAAACGCTGGCAACCGAGCTACATCAACGGCGAACCGGAATTCATGCGCATGCCGCCGGACCGGATTTTCGCCATCGACGGCGAGAAGCCGGACAAGGCCGCGCGGTGGCAGCGAATCCAGGCCGGCTGGCGCTTCAAGATTCCGCAGTCCGATCGCATTCGCTTCCGCGAGCCGCCGTCGGTCACCAACCGCGGCAAGGTCGTTTACCAGATCTGGATCGCCGACGGGAACGGCCGCGAAACCCGTGTCACCGACTGGAAGACTGGCCGGCCTGCCGAGTGGACGCCGGACGTGGCCGGCGAGTCCGCCCACCGCAGGCGCGAGGCCCACAGGTGGAACGAGGCCACGAAGGCCTACGAGGACAAGAAAGCCTACCGCCGGCGGTGGCGGGCGCGATACCGCGGGGCCCCAATGCTAAGGACACACTGACCTTGCCGAAGCGATTCAAACCCGAAGACTATCAGCTGGAGGATGGCGGCGGCCGACGTCCCTCCGAAGTGCAGGCCCAGGTCGATGCCGACAAGGCCAAGAAGAAGGCCGAGCGGAAAGACTGGTCGCTCCAGCGCCAGGCGGCGGCGGCGGCCCGCACCGATAACATCGTCGGCAGCACCTTCAACGCCACGCTTTGGCAGGAACAGCGCGATGCGGCGCGCCGGCAGTATGGCGCGACGCCCGGTTACGACGTCGTCGAGGATCTCTGGGACGAGCCTGAATGGCGATCGCGCATCCATCTCTTCTACGGCAGCCGATCGCCGCAGGAGACGGAGGTGATCAAGCGCCGGTTCAAGCTGGAAAAGGACGATGAGAAGGTCCTGGAAGACAGCGGCTTCTCCGGCCTGGTGATGAAGACGGCCTTCGGCTTGGTCGATGTCAGTTCCCTTCCGGGGGTCGGCCCGGCCTTGCGGGGCGGCAAGGCGATGCGCGTGGCCGGCGGGTTCGCGGAGGAGGCGCTGACCGCGACCGCCTCGGAGGTCCTGCTCAGCAATACCCAGATGGACCGTGACGGCCAGGTCGGATCGGTGGTCCTGTCCACCCTGGCCGGCGGCGCCCTCAAGAGCCTGGACACGCCAGATCCGCCCGGCCTGAAAAGGTCGGACGCGGATCTGCTGACCTCGGTCGACAATCCCCAGGCGGCGCTGTTGCGCGCGGAGGAGCGTGGCGACCGGATCGTCGTGGCCGAAGCCCGGCCGGCCTTCGGCCAGGCGGTGAAGGCCATGGGCGGCGATGACCCGGGGTTGGCCCTGGACGCCAGCTTGCGGGCGATCAGCGGCGACCTGGCCGACCAGGCGCGAAACCCCAAGGCGCAGCCGCTGGTCAAGCGACAGGCGGAGGCGATCCTTCGCCAGATCGGCGCCGACGAACGGGGTGGGCTGAGCGAGGAGAGCCTGGCGGTCCTCAGGATGGACTTGAAGGGAGAGGGGTTTCCCGCCTCGCAGATGTCTCCGGCGCGGCGTGCGGCCGTCGAAGAGGTGTCGGTTTCGTTGCGGGGCCTTCGCCGCGCCCTGGCCAAACGCGGCGAGCCGGTGGGTCCGGGCGGCCGGTCAGCCACCGACGGGCAGCTGAAGCCCGCAGATCACCTGGCCATGGCGTTGTCCGAGATTTGGACGCCGCCGGGGGTGGCGGCGCGGCCCGCGGCGCAGCGTCTGGAACTCTCCGACGCCTTGATCGTCCCGGGATCGCCACGGTGGAGCGACGACCTGGAAGTCCTGCAGGACAGCGCCGAGCGGGTCGCGTCGGAGGGGCTGTTGCCGGACATCGCCGACATCGCGACCATCGACGACGCCCTTCGCCAGGCGGCCGGGCCGGAGGCCATGGCCAGGATGGAAGCGAACCGCGGCGCCCTGATTGCCGGGCTTGATCCCCGGCCGGCGCGAGCTCGGTCGCCGGGCGACGGCATGGCCGGTCTGCCTCGGATCGTGGCGGACCCCGCCCTGGCGCCGTTGGCCGAGGCGGCGGCTTGGCGGGTGGCGAGCGGGACATACGGCCAGTCCCTGGCCGAGCGGTTGTCTCCGCTGGCTGACGATGTCTTCCGCCTGCGGCCGACGCCCCTGGAGGCCGCCTTGGCGGCCCGGGCGATCGACGACAGCCTGACCGGCTTCGGCGTCAGCCTGAGGGGCGGCCGCATGGCCGACCCGGAGGCCTGGAGCCTTGATCCCGACGGCATCGTCGGTCGGGTGATCGATATGCGGCTGGTCCATGCCATCCTCGGCGAGGCGGACGGTTCGCCCCTGGCCCGGGCGCAGGCCGGGCGACTGGCGCAGGTGGGGCTGGACGAGGGCCTGCGGGCGCGGATCGCCGCCCAGATCAGGCAGGCCCCGCCCGGCGCGCCGGCGACCGGTCGATCGGTGCGGACCGATACGGCCCGCTGGACCGATGCCGGCGCCGCGCGGGCCATGGACCGGGCGGTGACGGCCGAGACGCGCTCGGCCCTGTCCGGCGGCGAGGCCGGGCAGGTCTGGAAGACCGACAAGCTCAAGCAACTTTTGGACGCCGCCGTGGCCGTGGCCCGGGAGCGGGGCGGCGACCTGATCGAGGGGTGGCGGCGGGCGCCGTCTGAGGGCTTCGTCGGCCTGGTCACCGCAAACCTTCTCAAGGGCCTGCTATCCTGGCTTCTGGAAGGTGAGGCCGGTGAATCGGATGAGGAGCGGGCCGAGCCGGGCGCCGGGCCGAGACCGCAAGGGGCGGAGCTGCTTTCGCGGGGCATGACCCGGTCGGGCCTGACGGCCTGGCTGTTCGAGGCCGAGCCGCCCGTCGAGCCGACCGTCGCCGCGCCCGGGCTGGATACGCCGACTGGCCGGATGGTGCGCAACCTGACCGGCCTGCTCGTCGCCCTGGAGGGGCCGCCCGAACGCCCGGGCGAGGACTGGCGGATGGTCGAGGACGACTTCGACGACGGAGAGGGCTGGGGGCAGGGAGGGTTGCTGCATCGGGCCTCTTTCGTCGGCGAGGACGTCGCGTTCAGGGAGCCCGCGTCCTGGTCCTACTTCACGCCGCCCGACTGGCGCCGGCCGCCGGTGAGCCCCTCGCCGGCGCAGCCGTTCAGCCGCCGCTCTCTTCTGGACTTGCGATGGGGCGAGCACCGCGGCCACCCGCGCGCGATGGAGAATCCCAATCTGGGCGGCTTGGCCTCCGTGCGGGAATCGAGGGCGGATCCGGGCGCGGTCAGTCCGGCCAGCGACCCTGGCGGCCGGTCGTACGGGCTTTACCAGTTCAACAGCGTCGCCCACATCGCCGAGAGTTTCCTGAAGGCGGACGGTAAACCGTTCGCCGCCGCCTTCGGGCCGAACCCGGACTCCGATACCGACGCGTTCAAGCAGACGTGGCAGGCTATTGCGCTGGCCTATCCGGACGAGTTCTCACGGGCGCAGTTCGCCTATGCCCGGCGCATCTACTACGAGCCCGCCGTGGCCCAGTTGAAGACAGCCACCGGCTTCGACGCCGGCGCCGGACGGTGGACCCTGCAGGACGTGTTGTTCTCCACCTGGCTCCAGCACAAGACCTCCGCCCGCCGGCAGATCCTGGATCAGGCTCTGGCCAAGAGCAACTTCAAGGCCCGATTGGCGGCGCCGAACAGGCTCAAGACCCCCGATCAGAACGCCTATGAGTTGGAACGCGACCTGATCGTCGCTGTCTATGACGCTCGGATCGCTATCGTGGGTGGTTCACAGGCCAGGCATGACCTGGACGGCCAATTCGCGAGGGAACGCGATCGGGCGGTGGCGATGTTGCAGGAAGAGTACAAAGGACGGGCGAGCTTTTGATTGCCGCCCGTTCCTTTTTTGTTCCATTCGACGGCGATGTGGGCTAGCCTTCCGCGGACCGAGGAGAGGAAATGCGCTGGACGGGTCTTGCCGCTGTCGCCCTGGTGCTGGCTTGTCAGGCCCTGGGCATGGGCTGCTCCAAGGAACGCGAGCCGATCCGCATCGACCCGCAACGGCTGAGGGAGCTCAGGAAGGCGGCCGAGCCGCCCCCGCCCCCGCCGCGCGATTTGAAGGCGGAGGCGGAACAGGCGGAGAGGGAGGAACGCCAATGGGCGGCGATCCTCGCCCGCATGCCGATCGACTGCTACGACAGGCCCTGTCCGAGGATCGAAGCCCGATGGTCACCCACGGTTCAGCCATGCCTGAAGGCGGCCCAGTCATTCCGGGAGACGGCGACCTGTTTCAGTCGGGCGACCTGGCGGCTCGAGCGGATCGTCGACCGGCAGTTCAGGCGCGCCGCCGCGGCCGCGCCGGACGCCGAAATGGCCGAGCGGATATCGACCATGCGCAGCCGCTGGCGCCGGCGTTTGTCCGACTGCGACATCGACACCATGATCGGCGGCTGGGAGGGCGATATCCGCATGTATTTCTGTCGCTATAGCTTCACCATCGATCGCCAGATGGCGCTGGAACGCCTGACCCGGAAATAGGCTTTCCCCGCCCGCCGTGGGATAATGGTTTCGCCGCTTCGATAAGCGGAGCAACCCATCGCTTTCAAACAGGGCCATCGCGGCCCTGACGCCGGACCCGCCGCGCCTCGCCTGCCGAGGTCGCTGGACGGACAAGCCGCGCCGCCCGCCACCCGCCATCACACCAGGCTGCCGCCCGTCTCCGGGCGCGCCAGAGGGAGCCGCATGACCGTCACCGCCCCGTCCCCCCGCTATTCAGCCTACGCCGGCGACGGCGGATCCGGTCCGTTCCCCGTGCCCTTCCGCTTCCTGGCGGCGGCGGAGGTCAAGGCGGCGGTCGTCTCGTCCGACGGTGCGCGCGAGGCGCTCGAGGGCCTCATCGTCGAAGGCGCCAACGACCCCGGCGGCGGCGAGGCGACGACCCCGCGCGCCATCCTGCCCGGCGAGACCCTGGTGCTGTGGACCGAGACTGCCCTGGTCCAGCCGGCCGACTACATCGCCGCCGACGCCTTCCCGGCCGAGACCCACGAGACCGCCCTGGACCGCCTGACCCTGATCGTCCAGGACCTGCGCCGCGACGTCGATCGGGCCTTCAAGGTCGAGCTGGGCGACGTGACCTTCCCACTCGGCACCCGCGACGAACTGATCACCGACGTCGCTGCCCTAGTGGGCGCGGAGGCGCTGGCACAGGTCGCGATGGCGGGGGAGGCGGCCGAGACGTCTGCCTCGGCCGCCATCGTTGGTCAGAAGAACGCGGCACTCAACCACATCGAGCAGGCCGGGGCAGGAGTCGCTGATAGTCTGGGGATAAGCGGGGGAACCCTTATCGACATCGTCCCGGCCTTGGCTGGCTTTGATGAGGGTTGGTACGTCACTGACCCGAATGGCTGGACCATCGCGGCAAATTTTCGGGGCAACCCCGGCACAGCTGGCGATGCGGTGCGCCAGAAGGTTCCCGGTGCCGATTGGAGCGGCCTGCCCAGTGCCTTCCGAGTCTACGAACAGCCGCAATGGTATTTGACCCCCACGGCCGTCCTGTCCGCAAAGGCCGCCTTCCTCGACAGCGGTAGGTACATGGCGAACGAAAGCTCGCTGACATCTCCCAGCGGGAACTTATTCGCCTTGACCACCGGCGATATCCGCAACACCAGCAGTGGCGTGAACATCACGAAGCAGGCTGCGCTGGGTCCGGCCGGCCTTGCGCCGAATAGCGCTGTTCAAGGCCTTCACACCACTACTTCTGCGTTCCGATTCCTCAACGACATAATTCCGGCTGACGCATGGGACTTGACACTCAAGGTTAGAGGTACGGCAGTCGGAACGACCAACGTTCGCCGTGGTGCGGCGGCGTCCCTTACTAGCGATACCGTCAACGACGACACCTGGAAGGCTCTTCCCCGCGACCCATCTGGTGTTGTGTCTGACGGCGTGACCGCTATCGACTACCAAGTGCGCGGCGACGGAAGCAATACGCCGACGCTGCTATATGACGAGCTTCAAGGCTATCCGTTTGGCGATACGCCGAGCTGGGCCGATGAGATGGCCGATACGCCGTTCAACTGGCACTTTAAGAAACGTCTCAGCTATAGCGGAGCGATTACCTTCGACGCCAACGAGGAGATCATTATGACCTCCGGCGTTAACTTCGGCCATTTGATCGCACCCAGCTTCCCAGCAGCGACGCTGATAGACGATCTGTGCGTTCATGTTATGGTGGACGTCACTGGCGCCACCATCAACAACCGCATTTTCTGCACCGAAGTAGCTGGTGATTTGTCGCCCGCGACAACGACTTCCACGCTCTACATCGGGACCAATGACAGCGATGGTTCCCTTGTGACAGGGCCCGTCAATACGGGTGCGTCAGGCGCCAACATCCGCCTGAAAGATGCCGGTCCAACTATCATCACGCTGGTAGCTCGGGACGGCTTCCGCGGCATCTATGTCAATGGCCAGCCGGTAAACGTTCTGAATACAAGCCATACGGAATTCTCAGCTCGGCTATTTCAGTTGTTCGGAAACTCTGCAGGGCTCCTCGCGCCCTCAGGGACCTTCCTCGACATGGCGATGCGGCTCGGCCAAGCGCCCACTACCGACGACGTTGTTGCCGATGTTCTGAAGATGATTGATCGTAATGCCATTAGATGGGCCGACGGAGGTACGCGCAACGCCTTCATTTACAATCACGACAGCAACAGCGTGAGCGGCTTTCCCGCCGGTACGCGCGGCCCCTCGGCCTTCTACTACCAAGGTAATCCTGGCGTCGTCAGTAGGCCGCTGTTTGTGACTAATCGGGCTCTCTCGGGGTCGACGCTAGTTCGCATGAAGCAGCGCTGGGACCAGGCGGGCCTCGACACGATAGGGGTGGCGCCTACCTGGGTCCACAGTGACAAGGATATGGTCAGGGCCGCTGTGGCCTGCGGAACCAACGTTATCTATGGGATCGGCGCTAGCTTTGCCAATGATCAAGCGCGGTTTGGCACTGCCAACGTCGCTACGCTAATTACCGACACAAAGGCCTTCGTTGCGGAGATTAAGGCTGAGACAGGCAATCCGGCGGTGATCCTGGGCGTCATCGGTAGCAACCTCGCTACCTCTGACCAGTTGGTAGGTCGCGACATATACGAGGCAGCCATGGTGGCTGATAGCGACCCAACTGGAGACTACGTCTATGTCAGCCTGGCTGGCACCACGCTGTGGACTTGGAACAGCACTGACTTCGAAGATGACCTTCACCTTCGGGGCAACAGCAGCGGCAACGGTCAGGACAAGGCAAAACCACTGGTGACGGCCGTCCTCGAAGATTTGGTAGTCGCTTGATGCATTCTACTCTCGGGAGCCTTCCCGGCCGAATCTGGGCGGGAATGATGGCGGCCGCGTCGGCGAGGAGTTGGGCGCAGGTTGGCGCGGCGATGGCCATGACCTTGGTGTTGACCGGCTATGGCGTCGTGATCTGGAAGGGCCCCTGGCCCGAGGTGGTCGCCAGCAAGCAACTGGATCTGCTCGGGCAGGGGCAGCTGATCGCCGGCTTCCTGGTGCTGGTGGCGCTGATCTGCATCACCGGCCTGACCCTCAACCTCAACGTCGGCAGGGAAGGCCTGACGGCCGATCTCGATCGCGACCATGGTGGGCCGACGCCGAGCGTTGTCGAGACGCCGACCAAGACGGAGATCATCTGAGATGTGGACCTGGGATCAGTCGGCCGGCGAGCTGCGCCGCAACGGGGAGGTCATCGCCAGGGGCTACAGCGGCAAGGGGCCCGGCCGAAACAACCCCACCCTGGAGCACGTCCGGGCCACGGGTCCGATCCCTCGTGGCCTGTGGAAGATCGTTGGGCGCTACGACAGCAAGAGCGTCGGGCCCTATGCCCTGAAACTCCACGCCGTCGACGGCCAGCTGGACGACACCCACGCCGGCACGGGGCGAGGAGCTTTCCGCATCCACGGTGACAGCCGGGCCGGCGCCGCCTCGGAAGGCTGCATCATTCTGGGGCCCGCGATGCGCCGCCTGATCTGGGAATGCGGCGACCATGACCTGGAAGTCGTGGAATGACGGCGCTGCTCAGGCGCTACGCCCTGTCCCTGATCATCGGCCTGGGCATCCTGCTGGCGTTGTCGGCCCTGGTGGCCTTCCTCAGAGGCCAAGGATTGGCGAGGGCAAGCGAAGAGGCTGCCAGGGCCAGGGGCGGACAGGCGGTGGCACGGGCCAGCGAGACAGCCTCGCAGGCGGCCGTCGAGGCGGTGGCGATCCAGGGTGAGAAGGAGGCGGTCGTGGCCGACGCGGATCAGGAGAACCGACATGAAATTCTTACCCAACCGGACGCCGACGCCGGTGCTGGCGCTACTGGCGACGCTGGCCTGCGCAGCCTGTGCAGGCGGCCGGCGTATCGAGACCATCCCCGTTGCGTTGGACTGCGGCAGCCGGGTCCCGCCGCAACTTCGCGCTGAGGTCGTTGGCGCACCGCCGCCGTCTGACAATAGCGTCGGTGAGTGGGTGGCCTTCGGCGACGCCCAGACCGGACGCCTCGAAGTGGCCAACGAGCGCAAGGCCACGGTGCTGTGGATCTACGACACCTGCGAGGCCGAGGAGAAGGCTGCCGCGGCTAGGTTGTCTTCTCCCAGGCCGTGGTGGCGCCAATTGCTGGAACAGTGAATCGGGACAGGCCGCGCGCCGTTGCGAGGAGTAGGGATGTGACCGAGGAGAGGCGGACGGTGGCGGGCGCGTATCGCGAGATTAGGGCGCATGAAGAGCTGTGTGCTGAGCGCTACAAGGGCATCAATGAGAAGCTGGGCTGGGTGCTGAAGGGGATGGTCGGCCTGGTTCTCGCCTTGCTGGCTTGGTCAATAGCGCAGCTCTACACGCTGGAACCGCTGCGGGTGCTGGCGGCCCAGCAGAGCGCGTTGGCGATCCCAGTGGCCTCTACCCCGCCGGCCCCGGCCGCCCACCCGTGA